GCAGGCTTTTTACTCACTATACCCACTACCCTTGTATCAGCAAATTTAGTGGTAGTTGTAACTTCTTTTAGTCCACCGATTACTAAAACGGTGCCAACTTCATATACAGCATCAGCTTCATAACGTTCGGCCAAATCTGCATAATAGGCCGATGTAGCGGTGGCATTTAATACGCCGTTATTGTAGTTAAACGATGTATTCACTACTGCTTGAGAGACACCAGATGAAGCAGATACCATAGGAATATAAAATGTTCCAGACGGTGCAGTAGAAACTGACAAGCCTGAAGATGATAAAGAGTGAGCGGCGGTTCCCCACAACATATATCCAGAAGTGGTAGACACTGCCGATACACCAGTTATTGGATCTGCATTTGGTAAAGTAATGCCTGCTTTTACCACTGTAAAGGTGTTTACTTGTCCGACACCTGGACCGATATCACTAGTCGAGTACGGAGCCGGAGTGTAGTTGATATCCGAAATTACCAGTACGTTCAAACCATCAACTTGTCCTAAGATGGTAGATTGTCTAACGCTTTGGTCGGTTAACTCTTTAGTGAATATCCAATTGCTACCAAGTCCTTGATTGAACGGTCCAATTGTGGTCCAACCTCCATTGTATTCGTCGTAAATTGATAATTGGTGCGAAGCAGTACTCCATACCATATTACCAGTTACTTGTCCGGTTGCTGGTCGAGATCCTACGATGTTTAAACTAGCAATACCTTTAAAGTTCGATCCGTCATAACATACGTTTAATTGTTGTGTTCCATAGTTAAACCATGTTTGGCCTTGAATAGGACTCGTTGGGGCGGTTTTATTATTAAAATTTTCCAACAAGCCAACAAGGTTTTCTTCCAATGGTCGACCGTAACCAGCAAAGTTTCTACCGATAAAAGTAAGACTGGTAGTAGTATCGTCGATTGTTGAATCTTGTACTGTAGTTAAAATAGTACCGCTGGTTTTATTTAAGATGTATGACATAATTTATTTTACCATGAAGAAGGAGTATAGCCAATTCTTGACCAAGCATTTGTTCCTGTACAGAAGTAGAAGTAAGAATTATCCCAAGCAATTTCTCCCACGTTTCCTGTACTAGTATTATGTACCGGAGCAGTTGAACTATATGTTGCTGTAGCAGGATTAAACGGAGCAAAATCAAGCCAACCAGAAGAGGCACTATAAATGTATAAACGATTATCGTCCCCAGAAATTATTTGGCCAGCAACAGGATTAGAAATAGCTGTTATGGCTGCATAACTTTGAGGAGTAACTATCAAACCTTTGGTAGATTGAATATTTCCAAAAATTGTTAATCCGTTTACAACCGTGGCCACTGATGTATTGAACGTGCCAATACTGTTACTAGGAGTAAATTGATTATTGCTTATTGCACCTAATACAACACCATAATTATCTAACAATGTAACTTGTTTAGGTAATGGTGGAGTAGATGTGTCTGTTACTGCCTGTAAAGGAACTACCCATCCAGTTGCCCCTTTAGATGTAGGAAATGTAGGGATTGTAACAAACGAACTACCATTATAAAAATTCAATGTTTGAGTTTGTGTATTATTGTTATACCAAAAATCACCTGCATTAAGTCCCGCTGGCTGTGCAGGGCCGACCGTAGCTCCGCCGGCACTTATAAAGGTCGCCGAAGTTGCGTCCCATACCCTTACTTTTTTATAAGTAGTATCATACCAAAGCTGACCGCCTTGGGGATTAGAAGGGGGCTGGAAATTAGGAGCAGCAGAATTGGTTAATAGAGTTACAAAATTTTGACTGTAGTACTGTCCCCAGCCTGCATAATCTTTACCGACAAATGTAATACTGGTAGTTTGGTCAATAGTGTTATCTGCTACTCTTAAAAAAAGAGAACCATTACTATTTAGAAGAGTATATGCCATTATCTTATCCTTAAGAACTCAAACTCTGAATACGTATGGTATAGTCAATCTGTATCATACGATTTAAACTCTTTTGTACAGGATGGAAGATAACATGAGTTAATAGCAGACCAGCACCTGGACCTGTAGGACTATAGGCTTTAAGTCCTAATTCATCAAATACAAAATTTCCTTCAGAATTTACGGCATTATCAAATGCTTGCTGTCCAGCCGGCTCGCCGAAATCTAATAAACAACTAACTAACACATCGCTGTAATAAGCGCCGGACAAATGACGTACTTGCATAAAGTTTCTAGCAGGATCCAAATCGTAAGTTTGATTTGAATCAACTACTTTGTAATATGTTTGGTTGTATAACGCGGCAGTAGTTCCAATAACATTTGGAGTGAGATATGTAATAACCCCGGTATCGTTAACGCGAGTTCCACCATTGCCAAAAGCCATGCCTTCAATCATCCCGAGTCCTTGATTGCTTATACTATTAGCAAGACTTAAACTAAAAGTTTCGTAGTTAATAGCGTTCTTTTTATCAATAAAAACTTCACCGGTTTCCGGATTATAAATTTTGATATGCCCTTGAACGGAAACACTTCCTTGTTCGTTAGGTTTATTTGGTGTGCTGGTAGTCATTTGTTTTTGTTCCATGATGATATTTATTCTAAATTATAGATCCTTAATTTTGAGATTTACCGTAGAAATAACTATCTGGTAAAACTGCTGGACCGTCCCTTAAGAAATTCGCAAGAACTCCTGTGCTAGATGTTAACGAAACAGTAGAAATTTCTGGTGTAACTATATTATTCCAGACAGAATTTACTTCTTTCATAACAATCGTTAATATTGCTCCAGTAGTTAATGTTACTGTTGCAGTATTTAATGTTAACACCTGTGTGTTAGTATTAATTGAGAAATCTGCAGGATGCTGACGTAGTCCAGAATCGACAAATCCCAAAGTAGCAGTTACAACATAATTCGTAGTAGGACCGGTTGACCAGTAAATTTTATTAGTGCTGGTAACAAGATAAGTAGTGCCTGTTGAAAGTTTTGGTAATGTCGAAGCGGTTCCAGTTGATGTAGAATAATCAATAACAACCTGAGAACGTCCTGGGGCATACACCCAAACTATGCTTGTATCGGTAGTAACATATGCCGGGCTACTTGTATATTGGAGATCTTGTTTTAAAACTGAGTAAGCATTTGTTAACGCTTCAACATTAGGATAAGAGCCACGGATTTGAGATTCTAGAATTCCATCATATGAAACGGTTGTATCTTGAGAATACGAAACATCCTTACGCAATGGATATCCTGCATAATATACTTGAACCTGGTCGACTGCTCGATGACTTGCAGTACTAATTGAATAAACATAAGCACCGTTAACATAAGTTCCGTTGAATGGATCGTCAGGATAATTCTGCGTCAATGATTTCCAAGGAGAACCAATTAAGGTAATACCATCGCATCTAACTGTAGATGATGTTATCCAATTCCAGCCTTTAATCGTCGATGTACTAATCGAATAGGTATTAACCAGCGCCGCGTTTGTGTAAGTATTTTGAATCAAGAATGTTTCTTTATAACCTATCTCAGGTCCAATCTGCAATGTTTGATAGGATCCTTGATCTATAACTAAAGTTCCTATTGCCACCGATGCGGTTGTCGATCCTGTTACACCTGTTCCACGAACACCGCGACGAATTTGACCTAACACATTATTTTCATTTGTATAGAATTCGATCAATTCACCATCAATTAAGATCGTTCCTGGAATATTTGCAGCTCTATTAGGAGGACTTAATACAGAAGAATCCTGAACATGTATCTGAGTAGATGTTGTATATAAAGGTTGAGTTAGATATGTAGAATTTGGATTAGACAATCTTGTATAGGTTTCTTTTCCTAATATATCTTTAAAAATTCTATAACCCAATACTCCCTGAGTTGCTGACGGGCTTGCAATACTCATAATTACTACAGTATCGTCGTCGCCAATGATGTACGCATCACTGAGTACAATAGTTCGATGGTCTGGCAATAGTTGGAAATCGATACCACCAACTAATCGTAATGTTAAGGCGCCTACTGCACTTCTATTCACAGTTACCCACACATAATTTAAATCCATTGCAGGTCTATTGAGTTTAAATGTTCTATAAGGATTTCCTCGGAACACTTGAGTCTCAATACCCATGTTGTCTTGGTCATTGTATGTAGTAATTGTATAAGTGATGTAAGTTTGGTTATAATAATTAGGCGTGAATAATATGTCTCCAGCAGAATTTATTATGTAATCGTAGGTATACTGTTCGCTGTTATTATAAACATAATGCGATAAGAAATTGTGCGGCATCATTGCTTCAACAGCAATAGTGTCTCCAACACCAAATGATTTGGTTATTGTTACATTATTATCATCGAATGTATAATCTTGACCCAGTTTTAGTTGAGTGCCGTTTATATAAACGTTGGCATTATCGCCGTAATTTGTATCTTTTACAAACGTTCCAGAAATATCGTTAATTTTATATGCTGTAACATTAGTAGAAGTTACTGTATAATATGTAACACTAGGAGGCAATAAAGTTTTTGTTATTCCTGTATTGTTGTCTGTTGCTTGAACAATTGCTTGAGCACTATAAGGACCAATCTTGCCTAACGGTAAATTAGTATTGATATATGTACCTGTGTAACTATTGTTAGGATCCAAATATGTTATATTGTAAACGTTTATAGTTTGAATATTGACTTGGTTGTACTTGTTATTAGGTGCTACATTATCAAAGAACCATGCTTGTACTGAATTTACTACATAAGGGTTTGTATTAGACGTTGTTGTAAGATTATAAACAACAACAGAAGCACGGTTATCAGTAGCAGATGCAGGTGTCAATGCATAATAAGGATCTGTAATCGAGGGTGTTGAGCCAAGAACTCCGCCATTCAATGTTACATAGACACTGGTTACTTCATTATAACTTCCTAAACTGACTACTTGAGTGGTTGTAGATCCATGAGAAGCACTTACCTTTTTATCGATAATGCCTACGCCATCGTTAACACCGTCGCCGACTCCAACAATAGTATATGTTAAAATTCCATTTACAGTAAGTCTAATAATTAAATCATATCCGTTAATAGTGTAAGTACCGTAATCTGGAGAATTAGGAGTATATATCAACTCTTCACCGTTAAATGACACAGCAATGCTTCCAGTAGTAGTTGGAAGAACTGGCAATTTAATTACAGCAGAGCTTGGATCGTTAGCGAACACGTTACTCGATCCGGTTAATACTGTAGGTGATGAATACGGATTTTTTGTATAGACATCAATACCCAACGTATCAGATACTAATCCTGGAACTACTTCTTCAGGAGCCCATGCAGAATTAGGTGTTACAAATCCGTATTCACCGTCGATAATTAAATCAGTAGGATTGATTCCCAAAGCATTTACTAAAATTCCACTATTCCAAGACGGATATTGTACATCCAAAACTTCCATTCCAGAATATTGATAAACAGAATCGTCTATTTGACTTGCATTAATAATTGTATCAGGAATACTTCTTCCATAAGTGTTTGACCAAACAGGTGCGGAACGTGCCACAATACTACCATTTACGGAGGTAGCTGTAGTTTTTATTGTTGTTGTTCCTTCGTAGTACCCGCCCATTTGAACTCGAGGATCATCAATACCAATCATTAATTGATTAGTAGCGGTGGATATCATTTGATTTGTAGGTTGATAGAAATTTTCTATACGTTCTACCGCAGTCATTAACGATATACTCTTCTCATAAGAGAATATAATAATTGCACCAGCAGCTGGAACTTGATCAACATTGAGGAATATTAATTTAGAATATTGTTTGTTATATCCGTTATATTCTTGTGTATAATTTTTAACTGTATAATCTGTAGGTAATACATATTCTCCAGTTACACTCAGACTCATTTTATATCTATTAGGTTCCGCTAACCAGCTTAATGGAAATTCAACAGTAATTCCATCACCAATAAATGTATCTGTTACAGGCAATACTCCAATTTGATTTTCAGGTGTAACCCTATCAAATACAATTGTTTCTGTCATTTGACGTACAGGAACAGAGAATATGTCATTCTTTGTAGGAACTTCAGACACTATATATGATCCTCCGTCTATAGGAGAATAGTTTTGAGGATTATTAAACCAATCGTACGGTATTAAGCCATTGGGGTGGGGTCTGTCGTAATCTAGAACTAATGTTTTAGATACTTCTGTATTACTAAAATTAGTTGTATACTTACGAATTTTTGTTCTATATGGTTTAATTTCATTTATGAAATCTTCATAATAAGAACTATCTTGTAATTTGTATACCGGTGGCTGATTTAATTTTTCTGCATAATTGGTTAAGTTAATGAACGAAGTTTTAAAGGCCCAGTCAATTGTGTGTTGTTCCGAGAACGCATATTTAATTGCTGTAAAGAATAACTTATTCCAGTTTACTGACAAGTCATTAATGAAAATTTCATCTTTCAACCCTGCAAGAATAAACTCTATTTCTTTATTAGGAGTTTGGTCATACAATGTTTGATTATATGTATAATTTTCATCCCATCCGTAGCTTCGATTCCACAACGTATCTAATAATTGAATTGTTCCGTTTTGTATATATTGTATTTGATAGTTAGTACCAAAGTTACCAACTGTACCTGTAGACAATGCTTGAACAATTATAGAATTACCATCTCCGCGGTTATTAATTTTAATATATTGTCCTGGTCTAGTATCAGCACCATAAATTTGATCAACTTCATCAAAAATCAATGCAATGTCTTGATAAGGATTGTATGTAGGCGCTACCCAATCAACAAACTTCCAATACAAAGTTGTATTATAGCTTTGTGTTTGTACTCTTGTCCACTGATTGTTTTGATAATCATAAACTGTCCATCCGCCATCGTAGGTATCATCTGCTAACACAACCGCAGTAGAAGTTGTGCCAGTGATTAGGTCTAATTCATAATTATCCACTACCACTGTATACCCTGCTGGGTATGGTTCAATTTCGTTAAAATTCAATAGAGTGTAATTTCCTGTTATAGGAACATCAATAAGAATATCGTTTACAAAATTAACAATATTATGTAATGCTTCAAATCTATCATTGAATAGAGTTTGTTGAGGACGAATACCAATACCAAATTTTGCTCTTGCAGATAAAGAAGGATCAGGAACCAAGGCTCCAGTTGCGGTATTACTACCGATCAAACTATCAATCATCTTACGTTCTAATAATGCAGGAGGGGCACTTGTTTCATCTCCCTCTCTCATTAAGACCCATTCTGTATGTCTTGGTATTTTACTATTAGTATTGTCAATAGCAAAATTTAAACTAATTTGATCAGATCGCAATTCATTAGAAATGTTAGATAACATTAAAGAATTACTGTCGATAATAGATGCAACTTCTAGATCTGAGGCTGTTGGATTTGCAATATAGTTTGCAACAGAATAAGCACTAATTCTACGATTCGCTGTAGCAGGAATTACAACCTTGTTCTTGACCCAGAAGTAATACTTATTAACCAAACTGTTTGTTGCAGTATCATATACTTGGTTAACAGACAAAGTACCGTTGTCAACAAACTTAGGTTGGCCACTGATTCCAGATGTTAGTCCAGAAGTTGTGTCTGCTTGAATAGCCCAATCGCTAGGTAGCAATGAAGATTCGACCCACTCGTAGACATCAATACTAGCTCCTGGGAATAATTTACCCCAGTTGTTACGACGATATTCTAAATCACCTTGTTCATACCATGTGAATTTTGCAGTGCTTAGATCCCACCACAATTGTCCAACCTGCACAGACATCCATGGAGTAGACGGATTAACGTTTGTTCCTGTTCCACCGATACTATAAATTGCTGGATCGCTAGGTAATTGGTATGTTAGTTCTGCTTGAGCAATGCCAACAATTTTTCCCTTGATAGGATCAACATAGTCATAATAGTTGACAATATCATTTGCAACGGTATCAACCAAGCATATTTTTTGTACTTTGTCTACCAAAACTAAATCATCTTGAACTCGAGTTTGCTGCCAACCGACAATAGTAGGATCATTTGCAGTAAACTGATACACCGCACTTGTAGCAGAACTAATAGTAGATGTCATTCCGCCTGGAGCACCGACAATTACAATGCCTTCGTCGACAACAACAGAAGTTCCGTAATTTGTGCCTGTTGTTATTTCTTCTTGTGAATTAATCAATTCTTCACTATAAACAAATCTAGTATCTCTACGTGAATACATATAAACAGAACCAGACATACTTTCTGTCTCTGTAAATCGTGTAGTATTCAAGTCAAATGTAGTCGAGTGTCCGTCGAAATAAGTTATTACATTTGAATTAGTACCTAATGCAGAAACAACCAAGATATTAGTTTCTGTATTAAAATCCATCGCAACACCAAATTTCATTTGAGAACCTGCTACTGGATTTGTGATAATAAAATCAGATATAGGAACGTATTCGCTACCGTTATTTTGATATATTGCAACTGCACCTAAACTACCATCAGCATTTAACACATTAGGAGCACCTACCGCAAGATAACTTCCATCCTGACTCAGTGCCACTGATTGTCCAAAGTTAGTTGTGGTATTGGTGAACGGAGATAGAATATTATAATGTGAAACAAAAGTAGGATTATTAGAAGGACTTGTTGTTAGATATATGTAAACTGTGCCAGAAGAATTATACCCCGGAGCACCAATCGCCACGGTTTTTCCAATTTTATCTGTAGCGACAGATGTACCAAATCTAGAACCAGCTGTGGTTCCGTCTACAGATCCACTATATGTCGAACTAACTGAATTTGTGCCTGTTGTAATTAAGTATGTATAAACTGTACCAGTGCCTGTGGGGGCGCCGACAAACAATACACTCTTATTGTAGTTAATAGGAACTATGTTTACACTCGAACCAAAACCCCAACCATATGTTGAAGTAGTGATTGTTAAATCTATAGCAGCCTTACCATATTGATCAATGCTGGTAACTATCACTTCACCGCTGTTATGATTAGCACCAGGAGCGCCGCCAAATATCAATCCGTAACCGGCAGATCCGTATGGATTTGGATTATATGCAACAGAATATCCGTATAGATTTCCGTTGCCCGGAGTGTCGGCTAATTGATAATAAGAAAGTGGAGATATACTTCCGTTTTCTAATTGGTACAATCCCACGTTACCCGATACATAAACTCCATTATTGTCTATGTTAGAAAAATAAGGAGATCCTATTGCAAGTACATTACTTCCTTTAGGTTTAGAAATACTATATCCGAAACCCACATTATCAACATTTAAGTAACTAAATGTAGCGGTATTAGAATAATTTACTATCTTTTTGTATACAGCCCATCCGTTGTTGTCAGTTCCATTTCCGCTGTCAACCCAGATATTTGTTCCAAGGTCATAGCGATATAATATTTGATCAGTAGGCATGTCATCATATGTAGCAACACGAATTGAATCAAATGTAAACAATAAACCTGGACTTATTGGATCTGGAAAATCTATAGAACCCAAAGTACTAGCAACTGTAAATTCAGTTTTACTTGGCACTGCCTGAATAGTGTAGATGCCATCAACTGTGACATCAACGTCAACAACAGAAACTAGTTGTCCTACGGATAAATTATGAGTGCCGCTAGTTATGAATGTTATCTGACTGTAAGGTTGCGATGCGACAACACTAACAATGTCAGCTGATTGGAAGGTGTATCGCAGAACATCCCAATTGCCGTCTGGTGTAAATCCTAACCAAATAGTTGTACCATCTTCGATGATATCGTTGTTAGCGATGTCTAGTAAACTATCTCGGTTATATGCAGTCGAATCGACATCATCGAATCTTACGTATCCACTATGCGGTAGTTCAAATACATCTGTAGATGTTGTGGTTGCTACCTTAGGCAAAGTACCGGTACCAATAGTTAATTCATTAGGAGTAATGTAAGAAATCAAAGAATTGTTTTCAGGTACAGTATCAACAAAACTAACAATTTGTGGATTTTCTACAAACGTTCCTTCCTGTAACGGAACTTCAAATTCATTATACGTTGTAAATGATCCATATTGTCCAACTCTAAAAGCCCACTCTTCTGTAAACTCAATTTGACTATTCAAGTTTTCTAAAGAAGCAGAAGCTAATTTAAGAATAGGGTTTGCTGTTCCTTTTTCTTTAATAAATCCTTCGTAAAACTTATATTGACTAACTGGGTTACTAAAGATATTATTCAAATATGGACGTGGTGTGTAGCCTGTTAAGTTTTGTGCAGCCTGTTGTATACTTGCATCGAAGTTATCAATATCTAAACTATAATAATCATTAAATTGATTAATTTGGAAATCAAAGTTAGGAAACAGCCCGGCAGTCGGAGCGGATTTTAATACATTCCATTGATCAAATACAAAGCTCTGTGCTCCTTGAATGTTAGATTTTGCACTATAATATTGTCCATTGAACAATACTACATCACTGGCAAGATAATTTTTATAAGGAGTCCAGTTGACTACTTTAGCTTCATCGTATAAGAAACCTGGGGCAAAGAAATCTCCGTTCCAGTTGGAAGTTCTAAAACCAACTAGCTTCACACGTTCTTGACGTTCACCTGTTTCAATATCATAAATGACATCACCAAAAATATCAGTGTTGTCAAACACCATACCGTGTTCTTTTTGTATGCAAAGTAGTCTTGCAAAATATATTCCATCAGGATTATTAATAACGTTAATCTTAAATTGGCCGTTTTGGCGTGTTATGAATAAGTTACTTTGAGGGAAAGGAGTACCATCTGCTCTTGCAATATTGTAGTCGTAGAACTTATCAAATACATTATTAACTACAGAATTATTAGATTGGTATGTTAATTGATCGGCAAATGGACTCAATGTAATAACACTATTAGATGTCCAGTTTTGAGTACTCCAGAACAGGAATTCTCGTCCGCTTAGATACCAATCAACATTAGTTCCTAATTCTTTATTAAAATTGTCAAATACAAACCCTTGGTCGGTTAACCAAGCGCCGTAACCAACAATTAAATCGTAAAGATCTTGTATGTTGTTAAATGTTGTTCCATAAGGAACTTGCACGGCGTTTTTATTAAACGACGATGCTGTTTGAACAGTGGCACCCCCGACTGTAGGCAATGCCGATAAAATTTGATATAAAGAAGAATCAAATACAGCTTCAGCGGCATGACTAACAAGTACTCTGTAGAAGTTATTACCGTATTGAACAATTTGTCCGGCTTGATAGAAAATATTAGCCGAAGCTGCTCGTGCTGTAGTTGTATCTAAGGAAGTTAAATTTGTGGCGCCAATAGAACTTGCAGATGTCCATACAACATAATTAGCACTAACACCGCCAATTGTTATTGTAGGTGTTGTTGAATTTCTAACAGAAGGATAATATGTAAAGTAAGGATTTTGTTGATCATATCCTCTAATTACATAATTTCCATTCAGGCGTTGTATAATAATTCCAGAAATTCCTATACTCTTTATTGGATTACTAGTGTTAAGAATTAATGTATAATTTTCATTTGGAAGTACTGCACCTGGTAAGTTTGTAGTTGGTTCATAAGCATCGATAATCACTTGTAAAGTTGATTTACTTACGAAACCGCCTACCTTATGGAACAGGTTAAAACTAGCATATTCAAGATCTTGACGTAATTCTTTAATATAATTTTGTGTTCTTTGTTGACCAATTTCACTAACAAATACGCTATATCCGCTTGTAGCAACACCATTCTCGCCGTGGATAGGCATATTTTCTAATTGTAAGAATGTATAATTAGATCCATATGTCCACTGTCCTGCAACATTAACATTCATGTTATAAGGGTCATACATTAATGAACAATACGATGCGGGTTGAGTCAATGCTAGTAAGCGTTGAAGTGCAAAAGGCCAGTAGCTACTACGGCGCCATGCTGTTTCAGCAGGTCCTTGATCACCAAATACCCAATTATCTTGTATAGAAGCAGTGTCTGGTTTATTAGATATTAATCCAATTTGACCAGGAGTAAGAAGATTTCCGTAGTTATCTACAGGCAATATTTTTGATAAACCTGTACGAGCATACAAAGGATATCGACCTACTCTTGTACCTTGAGCAATAATACCTTGTTCAATATCACTCCACATATTACCATTACCTGAAGTATATGGAGCGGGACCGTATTCACTTTCCCACCAGGAAGGCTTGCTTGTAAATCCTAACATTTCCCAAGGATTAGTGTGCGGTCGATCTGTATCGTAGAAATATTTAAAGATAGCTCTCCACGACCCACTAACTGTTATTCCTGTGCTGGTAGATGCACCTGGATAACGCAAACCAAGATAAACAGAATTTTTATAATTCCAGGTTAATTCGTTTTGCAGGTCTACTGTGCTATTAGTGGTGTAATTAATACCATAAGTTCCAGACCATTTGATAAAATCTTGTTGTAGTATGTCATTAATTTCTGTAAGACTATATGTGCTTGTTCCTACAGAATCTCTAAATGCGCCAGGGTTAGAAGAATTTACATCAAATAAATTTTGCTTATATGCTATTTTAAGATTATTATAAACACGACGTTCGTATTCTAAAATAATTGCATCTCGATAATCTCCAAATGCAACAGTTAAACTTCCGTCGTGGCCCTGAATAACATTTACGGGACCATTGGCGTATGTATTATCTGAAATTATTTGAGGCACGAAAGAAGGATACAATCCTAATTTAGTAGGCGTTGGAGGAATAAAATTGCCGTGTGTGTTGCCGTAATCTCTAATTGTAATAACATCGCCAACAGTTAACGGCGTAACAATAGATATACCGGCATCATACTGATCAAATATATAATCTCGATAAACGGCTAGTTGTTCGTTATTCAAATATACTAGAACACTTCTATTTGAAACTACGTTTAAATTAAATTCTGAAGATGTTGGATAAGATACTGTGCTGGTGTTGGTTACTGTATAAACTAAAGTAGTTTTATCAATGCCGTATGCCAGCATATCTGACAAATAATAAGGACTTGTAGATGTTCGGCTTAGATTAAAATTAGTAATAATTGTATCAAGAGCAACTGCAGGATCAGATACATCACTTATTGCAGATGCTTGAGCTATTAATGCTATTTTAAATCTGTTATATGCATCTGCAGATTTATCAATAGCGTCAATTACACTATTGGTTTTCTTACCAATAAACATCATAGGGAACGACATTGGATTATTGCCGTTAGCAATCAATCGAGTATTCGTTGCTGCCTGTTCATCTAAATCAGATAAAGTAAAATTAGTTAGGTTGCTGTTTAATGGATTATTAGCAAGACTTAATGGAATATCATAATAGCCCGAACTATTAACTCTAATAGACGGAGATACTAATTTACTCCACACATTTAAATATTGATTTCCAAGTTTAAAGTAAGTGTTACTGGTAGGAACATTAGTAGTTTGATTTGAAGATTCTGATATTACAATTTTACCTGAACCAAAATAATTTGTAAACAAATAACTTCCAATAGAAGAAATATTACGATAATCAACAGTTAATCCCAAGACAGGATCAACAGGATTACTTTCGTTAATACTGTATCCAAATATTTCGTTACCAGAAAAATTACTTAGATAATAATTTCTGTTAGAATAACTTATACCAGCTTCATCAAATAAATCAAATAAAGGTGCTTGATTTGTATTTGTTTTTTGTTGTGCTTTCACCCACAACGAGCCATTATACCAAACTGTAGTACCACCAAATTTTTCGCCTCGCAGTACTAAAATAGATTCATTCAGAGCAGGCAAAGTATCTGTAGTTGGTGCTAATGTAACTGTATAGGTTCCGTTGATATTAACAAATTGAACTTCGTATATATTATTTTGTACCGTTGGATCAGCATCTTTAGTAAAAATAATACGTTGACCGTGTTCAAGATAAATGCCATCTACCACATAACTGCTGGTGTTTGATAACCCTACGACAGGAGTTCCTGATATTTTTAAAAATGCATTTGTAGTAACATTGTCAATTAGATCAACTGCTTGTCCGGCAGTCGACCCGTGATTGAACAATTGTAGATTAGCATTGAATTCTATAATAGGTCTTTCAGCACGTTGAAGAGAAGGTAACTTAATATCTTCTTTATTAATTTCGCAACTTGCAATAATTACATCTTCACTAACCCAACGATTTGCTCTAGACCAAGCGTTTCTATCTTGACTAGCTCTATTGATGGTAATGTATTGCGGATCGATAGGCATGTTCCTATCGTTATCATAACCAAATGTATCAAAATTATCAGTATCAAAAAACTCCGGTGAGTATTGAGCCGAACTTTCAGGAGTAGTTAATTCATTGAATGGAATAAGAACAACACTGGTGCCAGTTCCTTCTACAAAGTATTCTTTATATTTGTATTCTTCAGAAACCCCGTCACCGCTAAACGAAATCAACATACCGTTTAATAAAGTAATGTTAGTTCCGCTAACCGAGACTACGGGAGTAGGTACTCCGATAACACGATTTAATACATCTAAGTTAGGTTGATCAATATCGATTAAAACCGGACCTTCTGGTAACCAGTAGTACTTTTGATAATTTGTAAGTTTGTTCCAATCAATTTGAGGATAGTATGGATATACCTGACTTCTAAACAATCTATCAAAGTTATCTATTATGCCGCCTTCGACTAGAATCTCGTTGGCTAAATCATCGATAGCAACTACATCTTGAACAACTCCGTTAATGTCTTTAGTAATTAAAGCAGGTTCTAATTGATATGCCTGACGTAACGGACTGGATTCTTGAATGTAAATATCACCTGACTGATATGTAGGTGTAGATGTAGACCCAATATATGCATTCAACCGTTCTAACTGTGCTGGTTGTATTAATTGATCGATAGTGCTCGATAAGAATTTACTGTTCTTATTAGTTTGTAAATATGTGGGTAATAAATTAACTGACTGTACTGTTGATGTTGACATTATTAATTTCCGCTAATATTTAATTGTGCCGGTGTGGCTGCGGAAATAACTTGTATATTTGCCGCGGTTGCTCCGCTAATAAAAATCTCATTGCTTTGACATGCAACTTCGTATAAATTTCCAAATCCGCTAGATACAGGAACAAGCAAGAAGTTAGTAATGTCAGGTGTTAAAATATTCATAATATAAGTTGATAGTTCGCTAAAGTAAAAACTTTGTCCAAAGTCCCAATTTTCTAAAGCAAAGAAAGCATTGATAGCGTTCAATACTTGGCTTCTAATAGCGTTGGCACTTAATACACTTGTAGGGCTTTGTACTACTTTAAAAGTTGCCTGTAAATTTGTATCGGCTGCATTACCGAATAATATTTTATAAGATGCAGGTTGATATACTATTTGATCGCTAATTGTTTTAATAGGCTCTAGCACTGACGAATAGTTATTTGCTAAATCGCTAGTTGTAGGCGGAGTAGGTTTAGTGCCGCCAGAACTCAACCAATTTCTAAATGCCGCATCGTAGTCTGCTGTTAACATATAAACATCAATGATATTGCTTTTTGCAGGATCAACTCGAACATCATTACTTGGATTGTGTTGGTATTGGAATTTCAAATTAGCACGACCTGGAAGAACCGTAGGAGTTCCGTTAAGCATAATTGTGGCGGTACTTGTTCCGACAATATTATTAAATGCATCAGGATTTACTATTTGACTGAACTGTTGACTATTTTGATTTTGATAATTACTGATTAAAATAGTCGAAGGATCGATATATCCATCGGGCTCTACAATTGTTCCATCTATTTGCCAAACATAGTCCGCAGGTAAAGGGAACCCTTTAGCTATACCGTTAGTATTTGTATTAGAAGCATTTACAGATAGAATGGTAATTTTATCTTTAACAACCGTGTTGTTTGTATAATCAAAGTTGATCGAAGAAGTGTCTACATAAAAACCTGTTTGTTCAGCACTTTGAAAAATAAACTGTTCTTGTTTAGATACAATACGATATTTGTTGTTGCCAACATTTATGAACATTATTAACCAACTTGCATCTAAATTAGTATTACTTGTATCACTGGCATAGTTAAACATTGTCGAAGGGTCTACAAAATTTTGATTCAAATCTGACCCTGGGATAATTGTCCAATTTCTTGTATTAGGATTAATTGTTAATCCAAATGTTAAATTAGAAGATACTAAATTAATAAGATTTGTTTCAAACGTATAACCTAAATTGTTGATATATGCTGGAATTATTTCTACTGGCAACGCACCATTAGGAATTACATTTGTAAAGATAACAGGACCAGTACCGTCGCTTAAATTACCAAGACCGTTGTTAGATCCTGTACCAATAACTTGTTGAACAGTGGTCCACAAATATAAAGAAACTGTAGGATCTTCTGTAGGAGTAACTACAGTAAAATTACCATTGGCATCAAAATATTGTTGGCGATCGTATATATCTTTTGGTGCTTGGAATTTAATCATGGCACCAGGAGTAATATAATACAAGATATATGGCAATGATGAGTAAGATGGTCCAACTGCCGCAGGCGAGGTCAATCCGTTACTAGAATTTACAATAGTAAAATATCCTCGGCTTTGTCCAGCAACTACTTGAGATTGAACCCATGCATAATCTAAAAGATTTGAAGAAATTACAGGTTTGTAAGATCTATAGGCATCTAGGTAAAAAGAATATAATTCTGAACTTGCCACAATGGGGTTTAGTTCATTTTTAAATGTGGCCCATATGTCATTTTGTGTGTTGAAAGAAAATTCTGTTGTTGAAGTAGTTAATTTCTTAGTTAAGATTCCATCATTACAAAAAATATTTGTTTGACTATATTTTCCGCTAACGTCACTAAGTTCAAAGTATTTGCTAATACCACTGCTGATGCGATTAACACTATGCACCTTAAGAACGTTAGTTGTATAAGTCAACGGAGCAATATTATAGTCCTCTGCGGTGACCATACGATTTTGTGTATAATATTGCTGAGGTGCATTTTTTTGAATGGAAATATTTGATTCAGTCGCTGAACTATTGCTTACTGTATATTCAAGATTCAAAATTAGACTCAAAGTTTGATTGATTCCAGATTTATCAATATACGGAATATCAACTGTAACGCCTGTCAATTGTTCAGGTTTGATAGTATAGGTAGATCCGTTACTTTGACGATAGAAAATTTGAAATTGCCCTGTAGGAAGATTTCCAAAATTGCCATCAGAAAAGTTTAAATCAATTTGATCTTGATCTCGTGTTGTAATACTGTATAAGTTTCTATTTTTTAAATTTAAACTATTATAGATAACATTGTTTCCGCTGATTCCTGGAACCCGTGTCCACAATGTAGAATAATTTCCGGCAGGATCTAACTGCCATAACCACACATCTGTGTTATTAATATTACTAACATTAATGCCTACAATCTCATTAGGAACTGGATTTGCTATGGTAAAATTACTAGCTGCCGTTGACCCTTGTTTAAACATGGCAAAGAAACCAGATGAAGGACTGCCTGGACCCTGATTGTCATTTTGATATATAAGGTTAAAAACATTTCCTGGCAATGGAGTATCTTCGTAGACAAAATCTTTACCAGAGAATGTAGACGATACAACTTCAAAATTCATGCTTGAACCATTAATGTTTTGACTGAATTGAAAAATTGGAACGTCTGTGTTAGAACTATTGATAGTGTATTGTTGAGTTAAAATTCCACCAATTGTTCCGCTATCGTTGGGAGTGCCAAATGCCATTAACCCTGGCATTGCTGTATTAAGAATTGTTATAAATTGTTGGTACCAGTTAGCATTAGTTGGATCATTCCAGATAACCGGGGTGTTTGCTAAATTATTACCAGTTGCATCAAATACATTTCCAGTAGTTGTTACGGCAGAAATCTTTAACATACCGCTAGCTGGTACATTACGTTTAGGAACATAACTCACTAATTGTGCTAATCGCAGTATACTGTCACGACGTTGTGCTGTTTCTAAGAAGTTTTCACGGGCATTTAAATCAACACGGAAACTTAAATTTTGACCAAGGTAAGCAATTAATTCAACAAGTGCAATATATTCACTACTTTCAATAAAATCATTAAAATCTTCAGGATAGTTTTCTTGAAGGTAACTGATTAAAATACGACGGAGAGTGTCAAAATCGTAACTTTGAAATTCTGCGTTGGGCAAAGACTGAAATATTTTTGTCCAATCTTGATTAAGTAATAGTTGTGAATTTGTTGCTGGAATGGTCATATTTTTTTACTCTATACCGTATTTATTGTGAGTATAAACCACGCAGATTATTGTAATGTCAAACCAGTTTCGTGATTAAAATCTAATTTCATTGATGCGGACTGATCTGTTCCGACCAATTGTAATGTTATTTCAATAAGATATCCACCTGGTTTTTCATTCACATTCATTAACGTAGGAGTAACTCTAGGATCACTGGTGCAAATAGTTTGTATATCATTGCTTAATAAATCAAAGATTTCATCTGTCATTGGTTCCATAATGACGTCCCATATTATTGAACCAAACGTAGGTAGCATAACACGCTCGCCTTTACGAGTGTTAAATTGATTGATAATATCTTGTTGTATTAATGCAAAATCGTATAATTTAGAGTTAGTATTAGATATATCAACACTGCTAAACCCAACATAAAATTGACTAGTTTTAGGAGGTTGTTGATAAACCGCTGATGCATTAGAAACTGTAACTGATTTGTATGGCATGATATACTATTTATCGTCCAGTAATACTGGTAGATAACGGGGCTGTGGTTATTGGATTCCCTGAACTATCAGTAACAATTGTGCCATCGCTAGATCTTAAAGGTGTTCCAGCGTTAGGTGTCGTTGAAGAAGGAACTATAAAGTAATTAGGTTCTCCTTTAACTATACCAACTCCTGCTGCCTTTAAGACATTCACTACAGAAATTCTGCGTAACGACGCTGTGTACGCAACACTACTTGGAGTAATCGATCCTGAACCAGTTTGATCAAGACTCTTGTTTTGAATATAAATTTTATAATTAGGATCCGATGGATTATTTGTAGCAATAACATCGTTAGGTCCTTTGAATCTAAATGCAGGATAAAAAATAGTTACATAGACATTGGCAATAGTTGGTTTAGGAACTTGGGCACTTGGCCAGCCAAATTGTTGGAAGAATTTCTTAACATATTGCATCTGTTCAGGTCTGGTCATTTGCGCCAACGCCGCGGTAGTCGTACCTAATCCCTTAGCTGTAGATTCCAAGAACTGAATCAATCCTGTTGCAGATCCTAGTGGGTTTTTAATTGCAGGATCGTACGTTCCGCCTGTTTCATTCCACATAGCACCTAACAAGTCTAATGGGTCAAAATTAAATCCTTCAGAAACAGTTTTAACCGCTGTTAAGAATGGTTGATCTGTGCTCCATGGGAATCGTTGACCCCGGACAGTTCCTTTATCAACACCTGGGCCTGATTGGGCAGGATATGGAGTGTTTGTAGTATTTGTAGCACCTGGAGTAACATTACCATTACTGGTTCTAACACTAGGTTCTGCGGTTGCATCTGTGTTTGTTATTGTAAATTGCGACGGATTTATATTTTCATGCTGATCCCACGGTTCATGCATTGGAACACGTTGCATAATACTTAATAACTTACCACTGCTATTATAGAATTGACTATTTGACCAGCCTGTACTTGTAGTTTTTACATCAATCGCAAACTGCCCTAACCCTCGTGCCTTTGTTACTGTAGGTGCCTGGGCTGGAGTAGCAATGGTTGGAGATGCAGAATTCATGTTTATCAACGTAGAACCATTTCCAATAGTCACTGACTTGTTGGCTGTTAATGATAAATTTGTACCTCCTGTAATTGCTACAGGGCTTTGAGAACCAGAAGATATATTAAATTGACCGCCTGCACTTAAAGAACTTACTCCAGTAGCAAGAATATTAGAATTGCCTCCAGCGGCTAATCCAAAGTTACTCACTACATCTACATTAAGGTTATTGCCGGTGTATAAATTAAAGTCGCCAACTGCTGTGTTGTAAATGTTAGTACCAATTTGATTAATATTACCCGACGAGTTTATATTAATATTTCCAGCCACTGAAGCACCGTCACCTACGTTGGTTGCAATATTAAAATTACGACCCGCTTCTAAGTTAAAATCTCGTTCTGCACGTAGGTTAAAATCGCCACCGGTGTGTATTGACACAGAATCCTGAGCATAGACATCAATCTTGCCCTGACTTGTTAGTTCTATCCAAGCAGATCCGGCAGCATTACCTATGTAAATTAAATCAGCAGTATTATGTAATAATATCTGATGACCAGTTCTTGTTCTAATTCTAACTAATTCGTTTGACAGATTTCCATTAGCATCAGTGTATCCGTCATCCATGACAAACGTAGTTCCACCTAATCTGCTTACTGGTGCAACTGCATTTTTATTAGGACCGATTTGTTTCTTAGGAGCTGATGCGCTATTATCCAGTGGGCCAGGTGTACTAATACCATAAACTTGACTAGGAGTTTCTCTACGTGCGCTACTAGATGTTACGCCGCGAATAGTATCCATTAGTAGACCTTGTCGTAACAAAGCATCTGCAAAAGGATGAACTGGTTTAGGTTTTTGATCTATTCTAGGATCTTTTAACAGTTCTGTCTTTTTGTTATATTCAGCAACAGGTACGTTGGAGGTTCCGTATTTCTTTTGTTGTGCCGCTGTCATATTCGAATTTTGCGAAGACGCAATACCAGGTATCATGTAATTCTGATATGTATCTTGAACACTACCCATCCAATAACATTGATTAGGATCTTCTTGGGCAAAGATTACCATGACCCTACTACCTATGTCAGGAGGGATCATCCAAAAACCATAACTCTTTTGAACATCGTTGAAGTTTTTAGCATCGCTGCCTTCATATTCAACAGATGTCGCACCACTGAATGGGCTTAGATATTTTGCAATATAAGTCTCGCCTGATATACTTGGATCGTTTTGTAAACCCTGAATCAAGGAAACTTCTAATCGTCCCATCTTAAGTGGGTCATTGTGATTAACAATTACCGCAATAAAAGGCCCGGAGTTTCTTGGCGGGATTCTTGCTCTTTCATCAAATGACATATATTAATTACCTTAGGTTGGAATTGCTGAGTTGTTTGTATTTAATAATGCAGTTACTAGGGGACTTGTAGAATTATTACTGTTACTTCCAAACCTCGAAACGACCGAGGCCGCGTTATTTGAAAAGTTTCCTACGTTGGTATTAATTAAATTTTGAGTAGATTCTATAGAAGCATTAATACCTGCTGCCGCATTAGCCAATTCAACTGAAGACCCTAATCTACCTGCTTGAAGTGAGGAGCCTATAGAATTTAATGCTGAATTTTGTATGTTTAACGGATTAGATAAATTTGCAGGCGTAATAGGATTGCCGCCTATCCAACCTGCATATGTAACACCAGGAACTACAGGTGGAATGGCAGGTAAGTTGGCAATTGTATCAGCATTTAAGTTATTAATCACAATACCTTGTTTAGAAGCAGATTGTAAATCAACATTTTTTGGTATACTTGCTGCCAGTCCGGCAAGGCCTCCCAATAATGTTGCCGCAGTTTTTCCTCTTCCGTTACCTAATAAACTACCAAGTAACGCACCAGATATTGCCCCAGTCAACCCTGTAATTCCTTGTGGATTTATACCAAATTGATTAGCAATATTGGCGGCTGGATTACCATTTAGAACTTGTTGAACATTTTGTTCTACTCGATTTACACCACTAGTAACTGCCTTTGCAATATTAGTAGAAGCCAACGCTTGTGTTAAATCTGCATTAAGGCCGACGGCTACTCCTGCGGCCAAAGTTGCGTTTGCTGATGTTGCACCGCTTATTACCTTTTGTGCGGTAGTAATTAACGATGCCGCATTAGGTACTAATGCTGTTTGAGCACCGAACAGGGCGGCGGCATTTGCGCTACCAAATATAGAACCTTTTGTAGGTGCTAATACACCAATTGAATTTTGTGCTCCTGGTACAGCATTTAAATTTCCGCCAAGCCCGCCATAATTTTCAATAGAAGTGTTAGGTACATTAATTAAAGCAGATGCGTTAATTGCCTGTGATACAGGAATCGTTGTACCGTCACTGGTTACAACAGTGCTAGGCGCACTAGGTTGTGATGTATCTGTTGTTCCTTGATCATTAGGATTCTTTATTGCACCGTACTGTGCATTTAATGGACTTGCTTGTTCGTTAGAGTTTTGCGGTTGTCCTGGCACTCTAACAATAGTTAAAGTTTGTCTAAATGAGCCGCGTTTGAATTCGTGTCGTATTTCAGTTACTTGAAATAATCCACTAAACCCAACAAGATCATCTTCAAATTGTGCAAAACCATTATTGTTGCCATTTATATCTATAGGATTTTTAAAATTAATTAAAATGTCAACTTGTCGAACACTTTGATTAACAACAGCATTTTTTGATTTACTTTTAACAGGAACAGCATTACCATTTGTGTTATCACTAAGGAAGTATGGATCTCCCAAAATAGTAATTTCTCCTGTAATCATACCAGATTTACTACCACCGTATATCAAATCATTCATAACTTTTCGAACTTGCTGCCATGGTTCTAGAGTTTGATCAGTTGAATTAACTGTATTTCCTGGAGCATTAGAGGAAGCATTAAAAGTTTCTGCTTTAGGTGGTGTTGGAACTCCAGTTGAAGCAGTACTAGGTGTAGTTTGTTTGTTTACGGGATTTACAGTCTTCTGCGGTGCGGCTTGATCACGAGCAGGCAAAATCTTAGATGCGCCCATAGCTCTAGGCATTTCTTCAAAAAACAAATTATCAAAATGAATTTTAAAATCTAAAACATCTACATTCATTCCTGTGTAGATATAATTGTAAGTTCGTACAGCACGATTTTTAATAAGTTGTTTAGAGATAACGTTTCTTGCCAAGCCTGGTAAAGCGGTGGTATACAACATAGGATATTCTAAAACCATGTAAGTATACTTTTTATAAGGTGCATTTGTTTCAGGATTAATACTATTAGGTATTTCTGTTACTCGAGGAACTATGTTAAAATACTTAATGTTTCCATTTTTATCAACAAATGCAGACGGGTCGCCACCAGAATAAAATGCTTTTAAAGTGTTACCTATATAAGAACTATCCATAATTACAGCTCTTATAATAGATTCTATAGGTTGTCCTGCAGAAAAATGTCCAACTGTAGTTCTTCCAGAACGAGATATATCTTGATCAGTAGGTTGTTTCAAAGAAGAAGATACTTGATATGCGGTTCCTTGATCCGTTACAGGTTTAGATGGCGGAGTTACATAGTAATAG